TGAGAGCGCAATCCCCGGAGCCGCTGCGCCCACAAAGTCCAAGAAACTAAACCCGCTGTCATACGGGCGCATCCCCGCTTTTGGCACTCCCAGCCCGTACTCTGGCGAGTAGGTGACGTAAGGCAACGCCTCTGCAAACATTTCACCATTTCCGCCCACCTGGAGTTCTGGTTTGCCAGTCCCCCTATTTATTATCGGCACCGGAACAAACCCTTCTTTGCCGCCCGCACCTCCCCACCAGCCGCTAGAACTTTGCTCCGAAATCTTATGGATGTGCGCGTATGCGGTACGCCAGTCTTGCCCCATTTGATTCAACACCGATTGGGGCAACTGAGCCAATGAAGGAAAGTTATTACGAATATAGTCGGTGCTTACTTGTGCGGGCTGCGCCAACAGTTGCTTGGCTTGGCTTGCTGGGTCGTAGTAATCATAAACTTCATACCCACCTTCTCCAGTTTCTACAACCCTAGTTTTTGTAATTGGAGTTTGTGTTGTTAGTTTTTGTAATTGCGCTTCCGTCATGCCCGGAGTTACACGTAATGTAGGAGGCTCAACCGGGGGCAGAAGAGATCGTCCGGTATATTGATACCTTCCACCTTCTCCGCCCTCTACCCACTCGTACCCCATTGCTCGATATGCGGCTGCTTGTCTTTCCGCACTGCCATCATCATATTCCGACATATCTACCTCACTGAGTCAGGTCGTAAAACGACAACGAGCCTACGGCATCGCCCGTCGTGGCACCGGATACTGTTCGGATGCCGACTGTATAAATGTCGCTCACTCCCGCTAACGACACGCCCAACTGCAAGTCAAAGTTGTACCCGGTGGGCGCTACCAGAATCCCCGCTCCGCCACTACCGCTGGTCGTTACGTAGTCCGTTTGCACGATGGTGCCTCCTGTCATGGCCGTGGCACTTACGTCAGCCTCCACGTTGGCATCCGAACTGACTGCGGCATAGCTTGCGCCGGTAAGCGTCGCGTTTTTAAACAACGCAACTTCGTAGTTCTGGTTGGTCGTCGGCAACACCTGTACTCGGTTCGGCAACACAACAGCGCCAAGCGCCGTGGACGCAAGCCGGATAGAGACCAGCGGCAGGAATGTTGTGCTGATTGTGCCCAATGCTGTGGTGCGTCGCGCCACATGGTCAATTGATGTTGCCTCGTAGCCGCCCTCGCTGATAACCGTCGAGCAGACCTGTTTCATCGACGACGCCGAGCCGGTCGCTCCCGTATTGGTGATTTCATATCGCACCGGCAGGATGGCCGTCTGCATATACACAGCAGTCTGTGTATTGTCGTTGTGGAAGATGTGACATATCTGCGGCCTGCCATCTACATAAAATCCACAGCGAACATCCCCTGTACCCAGCCACTCAAAGTCCATGTACAGAATCTGGTTCTTGGTCAGGTCTAGCACGCGCCCGCTTGGGCCTGTGCCGTCCATTTTATCCACGTTCCAGTCGGCTTGATTGACTGTGCGAACGTCGCTTGGCGTGCCCGGTGTCGGCAAAGAGTTTGACCGAAGGACGAACGAGACTGTAGTGCCGTTCTGCTGGAGGAACGCGCCGTTCGCTGTATTGAAGTAGCCTACCCTCTGGCGCAAGTTTGTCTTCGGCGCCGCCATGACAAAGGTGCCAAGGAACGTCAGGCCCTTGCCGGGTTGATACGGAAACACGCGATAAGTCTGGCGGATTACTTCGCTGCCTGAGCTGGTGGTTGTATTCAACGACACCGAGCTTTCATTGCTCAGATAGGTTGCTGTGCCCCCCGTGGCTGTCGACGTGTCAAACTGATTGTCTATAGCGTATCTGTTTTGGCTATCAAACAAAGTGAAGGGGTTGCTCACCCGCAGCCGACCAAACGCATCGACGCCTTCGTCGCCAAAATAAACTTCGTATGGGCCTTGGTTTGCCACGAGTCTCCCCACTACATGATTGAGCTGGTTAAAGTACAGACGCAGCACGTTATTAAGCTGGTCAACGTATTGCCTGTCGTACTGCACCGGGCCTAATGGCAGGCTGGGCACAGCGGGCATGCGAGCTTCAACAAGTGCCATTAACCTCGCCTCCCATCAGGACGAATATCTATCCGTGGAGAGCCAAGCTGCCACTGCACGCCTAGCCCGGTGCTTTCCATCTTGATCGACATCTGACGGCCTCGAACGCGGGTATACACCTGCCCGGTAAACTCTTCAATTGGCACCGTAGCGATTCGCGTAACTACTGCCGAGTTGCTGCCGCCCACCGAGGCAGGGCTGTTATACCCAGAACCGGAGTTAGCCATTGGCAGCAAATACATGGTCGCGTTGGGGCTGGCCGCTGTAGAGCCTCGGAAGGTCACATCCGGCAACATTCGATAGATAAACGAGAAGTTATGCCCGTCGTCGATGTCAAATTCCGCAGAGGTAATGTAGGACTCAATCGCTACCAACGTGCCTGTCGAATTGTCGTCTACGCCTACTTCGTGATTGACGAGGTTGTTCAGATACGTGGCTCCTACAGGGTGTGATCGCAATCCGCTATCGATCCATGCGGTGCGTGCTATGGTGCCGTAGTACCAAATATCTTCGCCGTAGTTGTACACAACGTACCTGTCATTGGTCGTCGAGTTTTCGCTGCAATAAAACCACCAGACTTCATTAAAGCCTTCGTTAGTGCCGGCCACTACCTGTGCGCGTTGCAGGGAGTTAAAGTCATCAAAAATGTACTGGCGCAAATCACAACGAAGCGTCTCAACGCGACCGTCGTATTTGTAGAATTTGTCGATGCCCATCCAAAACACCACCCCGCTCGCCAACGCCGTAGCGTTTGGCCCTGCGATGGAAAGGTTGTCGCCCATGAGCTGCGATCCCCACACATCCGGAGCGCCAAGGTATTGCAGCGCGTACAGCGCCGAATCCGTCCATACGATAACTTCCTGCCGGGATTGCAAGCAGGAGATGATCTCCGAGCCGTGAGACAGCCGCACGCTGCCTGCCTGATTGGTCACTGCCGGGGTCCAATTCACCGCACTTTCTTGATCCGACCAACGCACCAACATCGGGTCGAATGCAGCGGACAGATAATCAGTCGTGCCGAAGGCGAATACAAACCGGCTAATGTCCGATACGAAGATGAAGTTGGCAATGGTTGGCACACTGGAGGCGCCGGCCAGAGACGACAAAGCCACACCCCGAGAGGTCAGTCCGCTCGACGCATCCCAATAATAGATACCGCCGCCGCGTGGATTAAAGATCAGGTCTTCGCCAAAGTTATTCTGGCTCCACAGGCGCATACTATCCGTTGCAGACGTAAGGCCCCACGACCCACTACCCCAAGAGCCTGCGCCCCAGCCTGTCAACGGCACGGAGAACGCTGGGCCTGAATCAATCTGGTAGGCTGCGGAAACAGCGGCTCCGCCACCCGGCGAGCCAGTTACGTCTGCTGCGATTGCTGTGGCCGCAACCGTAATTGTGTAGCTATTTACCCCCAGAACCGTGACTTGATACTCTTGGTTCAAGACAGCCGCAGTAATATTGCCACCCAGCCCGGCAGCCCCGCTGAACGTCACAAAGTCGCCCGTAGCGCTTCCGTGCGCTGTATGTGCCACCGTAATAACTGACGAGCCCAACGTAGCCGTGAAGGGGTTGGTCAGCGTAGCCGTTAGCCGCAGAGGCGTGATGTCGTTGTAGTTACCGCCAGACTCGATGTAGAACTTGAGGTTAGTGCCCACACCCATCAGATTCAGGCTGGCCAGCGTAATCCAGTTCCACAAGCTGCGGCACACGCCCAAAAACGTACTGGCTGAGATACGCACCCACCCGCCTATCTTTTCGGGCGTGCCTTGGCGAAACCGTACTTTATCACCGTCATACCAACCGCCTTCAGTGGTGTATCGCGTGGTTTCTTTATTCAATCCCGGCTTCAAAACCAATTTCTTTAGCGGCACAATGCCTCCTTATGCGGTCATGGTCGCAGCGTCTTGTTTGACCTCAGCCACGCGCCGTCCCCAGCCTTTGCCGAAGGTGTTCCATGTGGGTAGGTCTTGCAAGAAGGCGAGGCGAACGGCGTTATAGCCAACGACGAGCAGTTGTGGGTCGGCGGCTTTAGCAGCGGCGAGTGTTTTGGGGCCGAGGGCGCCGTCTTGGGTTGTGCCCAGCGATTGCTGAAGCCATTTGATCGCACGACCCGCGCCGCTATTCACTGCGGCATCAAACACGCAGTAATCCACGCCGGCAGGCAGATCGTCGCCGCAGACTTTATCCCAGTATTTGCGTTTATAGAGCGGCTTGACCATCTCCGGGGTAAGCCCGCGCATGGTCTTCTCATCGACAGTATGGCCGACCCACTCTTCCCAGACGCGCTTAGTCACGCCGAGATTGGTCATGCCGCCCGGGTCAGACGGGTGATTTACATAACCGCCCTCATGCCGGATGAGTTTGGCAAACGCTGTGTCGAAGTTTTCTTTCACTTGTCAGTCCGTGATCGTAGAAGTTTAGTCCCACTGGCACGGCTGACTGCACGACGGTGAGCAGGCCGGACCGCTCACCGCCATTGTACTGCTTACTCCGCTGCGGGTTCTTCCGCAGGCTGCACTTGAGGCTGAGCTTGCTCTTTAATCTTCTCGATTACAGCAGCAACAGCTTCGTAGGGCAACTTGGACAGGCCCACCAAAACGATTTGGGTTTCTTCAATAGACAGTTCGAGCTTAATCATGTGTTACTCCAAGGAGGTGGAAGGGACGCATCAACCGGGTTTTGCTGCAAAGCAATTTGATCGGCAATGCCTTGCTCATATTGGGCCACTTGCTCGGTTCCCAAGGCATCCACCACCCAGCCTTGCACCGTCTCTTCGGTAAGCTGATCGTAAGGTGTGAAGGCTGCGGGCGACGGAGCCGGTACGCCTACAGAGCCGTACACATTGGCCGAGTAAGTACCGTCAGTGCCGATCAAGCGCCAATTCACGTTATACACCACATTGGTCAAGCCATCCTCAGACAGCTTCACATCCAGCGGATTGAACACCCATGTATAAGTCACAGCCATTTTATGCGCCCTTCTTCTTGTCGTAAATCGACCAGCCCACACCGGCCAGCGCCGACGCGCCGCCGATGATGGCTTCAGCCGCGCCGCCATCCACACCATATTTAACCGCAAACCCCCCGGCAATCGCCGTGAGGATGTGTCGCACCAATGCTTGAATAAGTACAGGATTCATTTTGATCTCCTTAAGCGCCTGCCATTGTGATCCAGTTTGTACCATCCGACACCAGCGTTACCCACTTGCCTGCTGTTGCCGCCAAAATTGCCGTACCCGCTGCCCCGCCAATCAAGGGTACTACGTTGCTGGAAGCTGACACCACCGTGAATGCGGCGATGGTTTTAAGCATCACCTCACGCCCAGTCCAGCTAGATGCCGCTGGCAGTGTCACTGTAATCGTCGCCGTGCCATTACAGATCAGCCAGTTTTCTGCGTCGCCAAGGGTGAAGTTACCGGTCTTGGTCACGGGTGCATTGCGGCCGAAGGAACCGTTCACTTGCAGCTTATTAACCGGCGTAGTCGTGCCAATCCCCACGTTGCCACTTGACAAGGCAGTAATACGCTCAAGGGAGTTTGAAAACACCGAAAATGAGGACGCCGTAAAAGTGCCAATATAGTTGGCACCAATAACGGTACGGTGCGACAAATCCGAGCGGTAAAGCGAAATGGCTGAAGTTGCGTCGTTCGTTCCAAGCAATTCAATTCGGGAGTTGCCTTGCGGGGTAGTGCCGCCGATTAGCAAATTGCCCGTAGAGTTGATGCGCATCCGCTCTGCCGGAGCGTTATCTACAGTACCGGTTGACCCAGCGGTCGCTGTCAGGAATGTAATGATCGACGTGCCTGTGCCGGTGGCTGTGCCCGAGCTCAACAGCAACGTACCGCCGGTCTTATCGGTTGCCCCACTTGTTGCACCACCTGACTGCAATGTCAGGTTGTTACCTGCTGTATTAGCTGTAGTGTGCCGCTCCATCCAGATCGTGCGGGCAGCATTGCCTCCAAGGGACAAGAGGTTAGTTGGAGTAGTGGTGCCAATCCCAAGATTCCCAGACGCATCCAGCGTCATTGCTGAGGTAAAGGTGATCGTTGCGCCTGCGGTGCCGGAGGGGGCTGTTGCCCAGACATGTTTTCCGGATGTTTGCGTATAGGAAGTTGCAAAACCAGTATTTATATACGCGTCTACGTTTGAGGTATTTTGAAAACTATTGCTTGTAAGTACCGTCCAATAAGTTCCCGAAGAGTCTTGAGAAAATAAAGCGCCGCCAACGCCAATCTGCAATGCTTTTGTTCCAGCTGCCGTTCTCCAAGCACTGGGCGTTATCCCTAATCCTAAGTTGCCTGCGCTGTCGATGCGCATGCGTTCCGTATCGCCGCCTGTCGAAAACCGAATGACCCCCGCAGCATTCCGGGCACCAATCGACAAGCCTCCCGTACTTGCCGCCGACGTAAGTAAAGCAGCGGAACTTGCAAGGCGTACACCAGTAGGCGTAAATCCACTTCCGTAAGCAGCTAGAATTGCATTACCGGAATCAGAACCGGCTTGTACAGATGAGGAGGCGGCTGCCCCCGTATCCAGATTTACGACGCTTATACTAGTGTCCGCGTTTTGCGTTTTAGACGCTTGTACAAGAGTTGTGGGCGCATTCGTTCCAATCCCCACGTTGCCAGAAGCATCAACACGCATCCGTTCGGTTGAGTTTGTACCAAAGACTAAAGCTGCACTGACATAGTTTTGAATGAAAGCAATGTTGTCTGATGCGGTTCCATACCCCTGCCCGATCATAAAACGATTGTTTGTTGCAGCGTTATTGTAGAACGCCAATACTGCTGAAGCCGCTGCGCCGCCTTGAATTACGGCTGGATTGCTGCCGGTTACTCCTGCCACCAGCAATTTAGAGCTATTAATTGCGGCTGTTGCACCTATCAGCACTTCGCCTGCGCTGGTGATGCGCATGCGCTCGGCATACGCAGTTGCTCCAGTGCGTTGACCCCACACAAAGATTGGGGAATTTCCAGTGGCCGTGGATACCGCGCCAAAGTAAGCATTTTGTAAATCGCCAGCTGCACTTCTGGAGGAAAAATTAACCCCGCGAAAGACATCTGCGGCTTGCGCCAAGTTAACAATCGAGGTCAGTGATCCAATTGGGACTGCGTCTATTGCAGATGTAGAGGTGTATGTATTAGCTAAAGTTTGCTGTACCTGCAAAAGTGTACCGGGTGCGTTTGTGCCAATACCGACGTTGCCTGCGCTGTCGACTGTCAGGCGTGCATTGCCATTAGTGGTCAACTGCAAAGCGGTCGCGTTATTTGTCCCCACCAAAGAGGAATAGGCAAGCCCGCTGACAATCGCACTGCCTGCACTATTGTTCACCCCACCAACATACGCCCCGCCCGTATTGGTGATGCTGATATAGCTGGCGCCAGTTGTCTGGCCATTGATAAGCAGAGGGATAGCTGTGGCAGTACCGATTGTCAGCGGGGAGCCGGGAGTAACTGTGCCAATCCCCACGTTGCCTGCAAAGTAGTTAGCCGCGGTGCCATCAATATAAAGGTTCCACTTATTCGCGCCAGCGGCGACGACTGAAACGAGGCCGTAGTTGTTGGTGCCTGCAACCTTTTCGTCAATGTAAATACCGTAATTGTTGGTAATGGTAGAGCCTGCGCCACGAAGCGCATCCCGAACCCATAAGCCTGCCGCGTAAGCGGTTGTAAATGCCGCCGCTGCGGTGCCTGCCTGCACTCGCGCAGCTTCCACGCCTGCTGTTGCGGCAGACGTAGCTGTTAGCGATAGCACAGACCCGAATTGGGATGTTCCCGTCAGACCGCTGGGGATAACTCGCAGACCTTGAGAAGCTGTTGGTGTGCCCCCCACTGACATATACCCATTCACCGTGACGGTGTCGGTAGTGGCGTTCCCGAGAATGACGTTGCCGGTAAAGTTAACGTTGCCAGAGGCATCAAACCCGCCGTAGGTTGTTCCGTTGACATTAAATGTAATGCTGCTTACTGCGGCATCAACCGACCCGATAAAGAGCGTATCACTGGCGTTAATGCCCAGCATCCTTGTCGTCGTGCCCGCTGCGATCTTGCCGCGAACTTATTGAGCATTGTCGATTTGAAGATCGCCAGCCCCGATAGTCAGCTTGTTGGTGGGGCTAGTAGTGCCAATCCCCATATTTCCATTATTTAAGATTCGAGCAGCTTCTGTCGCACCGTTGTTGCCCACTTGGAAAATAATGTCTGCGCCGGTGGTGCCTACACTTGAGGTGGAGCGCAGCGTTAGTGTGCTGGTCGTGGTTGTGCCGCCAATATGCAGCGGAAAGGTGGCGGATGTCGTGAAGGTTGGCGTGGCGAGGGTAGGACTGGTGCCGAACACCAGTGCGCCTGTGCCAGTTTCGTCTGTCACGGCAGTTGCAAGGTTTGCGCTGGAAGGCGTAGCAAGGAAGGTGGCTATCCCGGCGCCAAGGCCAGACACGCCCGTGCTGATTGGCAAGCCGGTGCAGTTCGTCAGCGTGCCCGATTGCGGGGTGCCCAAAATGGGCGTTACCAACGTGGGTGACGTAGCTCGCACCACACTGCCTGTGCCAGTGTTCAATGTCCATGTCGGCGCTGTGCCTGTGGATGTCAGCACGTAGTTCGCTGCGCCGATGGCGAGGAAGGTCGTGGTATTAGCCGCCGACTGATACGGTACTGAGCCTGCTGCGCCACCGGACAAGTTAGTCGCTACTGCGGGGGCCACTTCCACGAAGTCTGTGCCATTCCACACAACCACGGCGGTCTTGCCGTTGGCCACGGTCACGCCTGTGGTGGGGCCGACACCTCGAATCACTACGCCGAAGCCGCCGGTGGTGCTGTTGATAACCACATAGAGCTTAGACTGTGCGGGGGCAGTGATATTGCGCAAGACGGTACGAGCGCCGCTGCACAACAGGATCGCTTGGCGGGCTTGGTTAGACGCACCCGTGGTGGTTGTCAGGGTGACATCGGCGTCAGTGCTGAGTGTGGTCGTGCCAGAGACAGCCGAGTCCAGCAGCGAAGTGATGGAGTTGTTGACTGTGTCGCCCCATGTGCCGGCAAGCTCACCCGTTACCGGAAGCGCCAGACCAAGAAGCGATGTATATGCAGTTGCCATGTTTTGTCCTTACGCAGCTACTTGCTGCCAATTTGGAGATTGAGTATCCGGCACCGCCGTCCACGTCGGTGTTTGTGCGTCATTAACCGGCGTCCATCCCGGAACTTGCGTGTCGTCTATCGCACCCCAACCGGGGGTCTGAGCATCTGAAACATTATTCCATCCCGGCGTTTGCGTGTCATTGATTACCGCCCATGCAGACACGGGTGCGGGCACAACTGCCCAGCCACCATCTGGTGCTGCTGGGATGCTAGTCCATACCGGCAATTGAGTGTCATCAATACTCGCCCACGTTGGGATTTGCCCGTCCGGGATAACCACCCAAGCGCCGCTCGGTGTTGTAATGCCTGTCCAATTGGGAGTCTGGCTGTCATCAATAATGCCCCAGACATTGACGTCTCCAATGACACAGACTGCACGCACGCCTGTTGGATAGACTTCTACATCGCTTGTAGCCGTGACTGTGCCGATTGCGCCAGTAGCTGATACGCCTGTGGGGTAGACCTCTGCGGTGCCAGTGATCGTAACTGCACCCACTGCGCCAGTGGCAGATACGCCCGTGGGATCAGCATTAGCGCCAGCCGTTACTGATACGGTGCCAACCGCACCTGTGGCCGATACGCCTGTCACTGACACCACAACATCGGTCACAACCGTGACTGTGCCGATTGCGCCCGTGGCAACTA